CAGATACCTTTCGTTTGTAAGAAGCAATTGCCGATGAGAAGATAACAATCTTACTATTACCCATAAATGTATTCAAATCATCAATGTGATTTCTAACTGCATCTATATTAATAACATCTCTGAAGTAATTATCAGAACCATCCTTTCTCATTACCTTACCAACAAAACCAAGGAATGCTTTCTGATACTCAATCCATTTGTTAAAAGTGTTGTTAAGAGCTAAAATCTCTAACATATGAACATAGATACTTTCTCTACGAACCTCAATACTTACTTCAAAATCATCAAGTGTTTCACCAAACGATGAAACATTCTCACAAATCATCTGAATGGAAAGTGTTTGGTGTGATTTCTTAGTTCCAACTTTCTTTTGTTGGTTTTTTGATTCCTCAATGTAAGATTGAACTTCTTCTAATATGGAAACAGTGTGTTTAACTGAAAAATCGTTCTTCCAATCCTCAACTGATTTGTATTGGGTGATTAGTTTATCAACAATTTTTTCAAAAGCTGTTATTGGAAACTTATGTGAGTACAACCAACACACTAAAGTAGTGATGTGTCCCCTATCTTTCATTAGGAAGTTTTTAAGTTTAAAAACTTTATCCTCAATCCAAGAAATCGGAAGTTGGTTATACGAAGAAATACCACTACCAATTTTGATTGCGTATTTTAATTTATCTTCTAATACAGAAGGGATACCAAAGTTAGGAATACGATTCCATACAGAGTTAAAGATATAAAACTGAATCTTAAATACTGCTGGAACATCTTCTTTGGGTTTAAAAATTTCTCTGATTTCAGAGATACTAGCGGTAATGATTTTGTGTCTTTTGTCACTCTCTACAAATTGTTTTAACTTGTCAATTAATTTCATATCTTTCATTTCTTATTTATTAACTAATATACGATTATTTTCTTAATCTACCAAATTATAATGTTAAGAAATTGTTAAACTTACCAAAAACTTACTTTATTTTCCGGCTCGAATGTTTCGTGTCTGACTACCTCTGATAGGAACTCACTCGCATCTTTAGGATACGGGCTCACTTTGTGTTTGAGTTGTTTAGTCAACTTACGTTTCTCTGATTTGTTCTGACCCAATACTTGGATGTATCGGTGTTTAGCAGACTCCTTCTTTCTCCAAAACTCTTTTATGTTCTCCTTACCCATTTGAGTTTTTAGATGGTCTAAATTATGAGACCCCCAACGTGAGAATACAGTCCGTGAGTGTATCCACTTATGTGGGTTATCTTGGATTGATATAGAATAGTTTGGCATCAGTTGAATATCACGACAATCTTGGTATAACCAATTTGTTGCTTGGTAGATACCACCTAAATGTAATTGTTCAGGATCAGCGTAACTGAGTAACATCTTGATATTAGGAGCATTCTCCTTAATCCATTGGAATGATTGACCCATAGCGTATGACTCGATATTAGACCCATACCCATCGTGTATAAACAATCGTGTCAACTCCAAACATTGGTCTTTCTCTAACCCATCGATAACTGACTTGATTGCTGACCTACCTACTGGATACCCATATACTAAACATCCAATTAGTTGTTCTGAATTACCTAATACGTCTTTCTTATCAGTTTCATAGAATATCCCAAGAGCGTATCTACACATCGTCCAAGCATGAGAATAGTGGTAAGTAACAATCATCTCTTTTGCGGTTGCCTTACCAATCTCACGAATTGTAACACGTGACGTGTCTACGTATATTTTATTTGCTTCTTTCAATTGGGTCTAATTTGTATATCTCTTCTTTAAATTCCTCATTTTCCGTTGGATATGGTAATGATGGGTATTTCAATGACTTCAATATACGACTTTTTTTTGACTTATCCAAAATGTAAACGTATCTATGTTTCCTCAACTCCTTTTTAATCCAAAATGGCGTTGATGTCATTTCTTGTATTTTGGTAGGGTTGTTAGTACCAAACTTTACGAACGATGTACGTGAATGAGTCCATTCACCACCATCTTCCCATCTAAATAACCACGAATCGTTTGGTCTGATACGATTACCTTGATAAATCCAATTTGTAGACATATAAATTGTTCCCTTATGGCCTACTTTAGGGTCGGAGTATGAGATAAGTGCTTTAATATGGGGAGTATTTTTGCGTAACCACTTGAAGGTCTGACCTACAAACCAACTTTCTATATTACACCCATATCCATCAAATACAAATAATCTGGTAAGTTCAAATACCTCAGTTCGGTCAATATGTTCAGAAATAGAAGCGCCAGAATGCCTACCTATGGGGTCGCCATACGTAGCCACTCCGACTAACTTCTCATTTACACCACTGAAAAACTGATGTTCTTCATCGGATTCATAAAACAAACCCAATGCATAAGATACTTTTGTCCAAATTCCAGCATAATGGTGATTTACCACTATGTCTTTTGCAACTGATTTTGAAATCGGTCTTACTGAAAATTTAGATGGATTAAAATATACCTTACCCTCTACTTTCATTGATAATCATTAAATTCTCCAAAAAGAATATGTGTCCAAGTTTCTCCCCTTACTATTCTACGAATGTTAGCGGGTGATACACCATTGTTTCGTGCTAAAACTCTTGTATTTCTATGACCAACAGCCCACAACTGGCGAATAGACTTTACTTGGTCCTCCGTAAGTTTATGTTGTGGATGTGATTCACCTCGTAGTGCCATCTTAAACTTTCTCATTAAAAGGAAGTTCAATTTGAGTAGTATCGGCTAAGAATTGAGATAGATTTGGTTTTGAAAAATTAGGCCCTTTTAATACTTTACCATCCTCACGATAAATAGGTTTACCATCCTCACCTAACTTTGACATATTAGAACGATGGACCTCATCAAAGACATCCTCGATGATATCACCCATACCATGAGCAACCATAGTACCTAATAAGATATATAGTTGGTCAGCAAGTGCATCTGTAACTTCCACAATGTCATCGTTATTACAAGCCTCTAAATACTCCACCAACTCTTCTTTACCCAAACGATACCTTAAATAGTAATCATCTGGCTCAATTAATGTAGGTGTTGTATTCCGTGTTTGGTCATATATACTTTGGAAGTCCCAAAGTTGTTGTAACTGCTTTTTCATATTACTAATATACAAAAATTATTTTATTTTTCCAAAATTATTTCACCATTTTCTACACCACTTGGCGCAGATGCCCATAGGTTTATTGCGATTGCGCTACGATTACCCTTTGTAACTTCAGTAACCCTATGTTTGTATTGGCCGGCTGGAAATATGACTAACCTATTATGTTTGGCTTTAATACGTTCCGGTTCGTTATCGTCACCACCACTAAATATTTCCAAATACCCACCTTCAATATCCATTGGGACTGGATAGTAAACTGTACCAATAATTGGTGTTACTAATTTACCTTCAGTATTCCATAGATTCTCGTCTTTGTCAAAATGCATATTTAGTTCATGCAGTTTATCATCGTCAGCCGAGTATTGACCTGTCCAATACTCAAAACCTTCCAATTGGATTGAATTATATCTTGGGAAATCCCATGGTGAGTTTTTAATCCAAAGTTCTTCTATCAACCTTTGTTTAAGAGTTGATGCCTTGGAATTCCAAGGACCACCCCACCACATATATTGACCATTATTCTCAAAAAACTGAGTGTCTTCTTGGAGTTCCTTTAAAAGGGACTCGTCTTTGATAAAGTCATCAACGATTATCATACGCTTAAATATTCTGCTTTTTGTTTTACACCAATCATTCGTTTGACTTCTTGACCATTCTCCAATAGAACAACTGTTGGAATACTACGAACGTTGTATTGTTGAGCAGTAGCTGAATCTTCATCAATGTTTACTTTTTGTACTGGAATTGTGTTACTAACCTCTGACATAATTGGTCCTAACATTCTACACGGACCACACCAAGGTGCTGAGAAATAAAGATATTGTTTCATATTAAGTTTTATTTAATTTATATTCACTTTTGATGGTGAGGGGGGTAGCGAACTCCCCCCACCGGTTTCCGAGAACTATCTCGGTCCTAAGATGTGGTCTTCAAACCACACTTCAGTTACCCATCACATGAGACACAATCGGGGTCAGTAGCTCTCGTAGCAATATCACCACGAAGTACGGATTCCGTTCTCATATAATAAAGGGTTTTGATTCCTTCCTTCCAAGCTTCCATATGGACTTGGTTAATCCACTTAGGACTTGCTTGAGATGGAAATGCAAGATTTAAGGAAACTGCTTGGTCGACATATTGTTGTCTGATACCTGCTTGTTTTACTAATTCTAACTGATTGATTTCTTTGAATGTTTTAAATACATCTTTCATCCAATCAACTTGCTTATTGTCGATATCAATTTGGTCGATACTATCTTTATGTGTAAGTTTACCATTGACGTATCCCCAATTGTCTAACTCATTCAAGTCTTGAACTGAACCACCATCTTCGAGTATTTTACTCCACGTATCTTTGTTGTTGATACCAACTTTACGTAGTGCTCTCTCCAACTCTTGATTCTTACGAATAAATGTACCCTTTGCGGTTTGTTCGGTAAATACGTTTGCAGCCCATGGTTCGATACCGGCAGAAACGTTCCCACTTAACTTAGAGTTAGATACCGTTGGAGCGATAGCTCTCAAGTGAGTATTTCTCAACCCACTACCAACACACCATAATGGTTCCCCATACTCATTAGCCAAATCTCTCGATGCTCTCTCAGACTCAATTTTGATTTGAGAGAATATCTTACGAGTTTCAAATTGAGCAGGTAGTCCTTCGAATGACATACCCTTTTGTTGTAAGTATGTGTGCCATCCAAGAACACCAAGTCCTAAAGCACGTCCCTTTTCAGCTGAACGTACTGAGTTCTCAAAACCCCTCATATTCTTAGCTCTCTGAATGAACTCTTCGAGTACACCATCCAAGAACCATGTTGCTGTATAGATTAAATCGGTGTGTTTCCACTCATCGTACTTAGATAAGTTCAATGATGATAAACAACATACAAAGGAGTGTGACTCATCGGTATGTAATGTAATTTCAGAACATATGTTAGTCATATGAACCTTCAAACCATTGTTCTTGTACATCTCAGGATTTTGTTTGTTAACATTACCCTTATACATTACATATGGTTGGCCAGTTGCCTTACGTTTCTGAAGTACCTTACCCCATTTACTACGTGCTTCGGGATTACCATCTTCTAACTTTCTCATAAACTTATCACCAACGATTACACATTGATTTAAGTTCAAACATTGACGATTTACATCACCCTTTGGTTCACGAATTTCAATCCACTCATCAAAGTCATCATGTTCAATGTTTAGATTCACCGATGCAGCACCTCTACGTACAGCTCCTTGGTTTGTTGCAAGGATTGTAGAGTCGTAAATCTTAGCGAATGGTACTACACCATCAGATGTTCCGTTTTGAGTGATTTTAGCACCTGCTGGTCTAATCATATTGATACCAACACCTACACCACCACCATGTTTAGCAAGTAACATCAATTCAAGGTTCTTTGACCCAATCTCTTGGATAGAGTCACCTACATCAATACCAAAACAACTGATTGGTAATCCTCTATCAGTTCCGGTGTTCGATAATACAGGTGATGCTAGATTTAACCAACCCTTCCATATGTAATCAAAAAACTTTGACGCCATTTGTGGTTTGTCAAGTCTACGTGCTACTGCCGTAGCAACTCTCCAATAAGCATCTTTTGGCTTTTCACCTGATAGTAGATACCCTTTGGATATAGTCTTAACATATATTTCAGTATTTGCCCATGTTGGGAAGTCTACTCCAAGCTCCCAACCTAATTCTTCTCCGTAATTCTTCATAACTTATTAAAATATATCGTCCCAATCTTCACCTTCATTTGCCTTACTATAATCAGTAGGTCTCAAAGCGAAGAAGTCCGTATGTGTATGTCCACCAGTTAAGTGATAGAACCATTCTAATTGTGCTGCTGAGTCTTCATCGTATGTAAACGTTGATTCGTAACCCAACTCATTTAATTTTTCATTTAGTCTTTGATTGATAAAGTTCTTTAGGTCTTCTTTTTTAAGATTCTCCAAATCACCCATTTCAAACATCTTATCAATGTATTTGTGTTCCAATACTTGAATCAACTTTGCAGCCTCTTCGATTGAATCCTTACAATCATCTAATAGTTCAGGATATTCATTACACATATGTTTGAATAACTGACACCCCATTCTTGAGTGTAGTGACTCATCACGTACTGACCACTTCATTTGTTGACCAATACCCTTCAACTTGTTTCTCATTTGGAATGAGTACAATACTGCAAATGATGAGTAAAGTGCAACCCCTTCGGTAAATGCTGAGAATATAGCGAGTGACCTTGCTACCTCTTTACGAGCTTCTGAATTATTCTTCAAATCTTCGTAAGTGTAATTGTTTGTAACTTCAGCTAAGTTCTCAAAACGTTCAGCAGTAGCAGGTTCGTGTAAGAATGCCTCAAAGTCTTCCAATCCAAGTGACTCATTCAAATATGAATATGCAGTTGCATGAATGGTCTCTTGTGAACCAAACATCATAGCCATTTGCTTAATCTCATGCTTTGGAAACCAATTAGTGACCATAGTAGTCCAATAATCAGATACAGCACATTCCGTTTGTGCAAATCCAAGTAGGATATTACCCACTAAGTTCTTTTCTTCGGCGGTTAGATTTTCATTCCAATCCTTAATATCACCTTGCATTGGTATTTCGGTATGTAACCAAAAAGCTTGTGCTTGTTTCAACCAACCTTCGGTGTAATATTCTGGATATTCAAATGGTTTGAATGGTACTCGATTATCAAATAGACCCATAGGGATTCCTTGTTAAATTGTTAGACATTATGTTAATTGGGGTGGTAATATATAGTCTCTAAAAACCTATATCACCACTCATTTCTTTATATTTTTGTGCCAATTCTTTTCTTACTAAACTCTCCCCTTGTTTCATATCTTTTTGAGTTTGTCTACCATTTATAGAATCCTCATTATATATGTGAATTTGGCCAGTTGAGAAGTTTGCTTTGGATGGGAATGTCATACCATCAGGTCCAAATCTATTCTTAATTACGTGCCATCTACCAGTTCCAGCGAGTTTATCTTCAATCTTACGAGATAATGATACCACAAAATCAGCAGTCATCATCTTGGAGAATGACCCAGCAATCTTAGTACCTGTAATGATGTCATCTTCTGCACCACTTCTATTAATCTGAGATGCTGTAAAGACTGGAACTTCATACTCACCTGCCAAACCTCGTAGGTCTTCAATAATTTCTTCCAACTCCTCGTGTCTTTTTTCTTTTTGTGGCCCTCTTAAAAGGTCAGCGTAATCCACGATAACCAAATCCGGCTTCTTACCTTGTAAAGTCATCTTATCCATATGTGCTTTTAACGAAGTTACACCAGCTGTTTTAGTTGGATAGTGTTTGATTACCAAGTCACCTTTTACATTTTCAACTGCCTTTTGGACATCCTCCATATTATACTTTAGGTTAGCAACTGCTACACCACTCAAAACAGCATCATATCTCTGGCCCGTATATCCTTCATTTAATTCCAACGTATAATGAGCTACTGTTTTACCGGCTTTCATAGCATTGACACCAATATTAACTAATGCCCAAGACTTACCAATTCCAGGAGGAGCTGCGAATAAAATTAACTCACCTTTACCAAACCCACCTTGAGTTATTTCGTCAACGACATCCCATCCAGTCGAAACTACATTACGGACTGTATCTTCGTATCTATCCGTAATCATTATTTTATAGTCGTGTCCAATATCCGAATCCTGACCGGCTTTCATAGCAGTATCAATGTTCTTCTTTATGGTCTCGTATCTTCCATCCTCTAATAGTGTTACCGAATCTAATATTGCATTCTTAATGGATTGGTTCTTACAAAAGTCTAAAACTTGGTCTTTAACATACGAAAGGTCATCACTATCTAAGTGATTCCATGCATACTTTAAGGTGTCTACTACTGATGTTTTTAGAACATCTCGTTCAATGGAATTGACTTTAACTTTTAAGACATCTAATGTTGGCATGGTCTCATACTCATCAAAGTGCTTCATGATGTTGGTTACCAACCATTCAGATGCTTCAGAGTCAAAGTATTCCGGCTTTAGTATATCGTAGATTTGACGTGTAAACGGCCTATCGGATATTATGGCAGATATTACCTTATTTTGAAATGATGTACTAAATTTACTTCCTAACTTCTCCATATAGTTACTAATATACGACTTTAATTTGAACTATCCAAACTTAATTTAGTAAAAGAGGGGCTTTATGTATGTAACCCTCTTCACGCCTCGTAATATGTTTTTGAAATGGATAGTGTATGGTATGCATATACAGCCCATCTACTTCTACAAGATTACTTAAATCCTGTGGATTACCATTGTTTTTAAAATTATTACTAAGTCTATAACAATCATGATACTCTTCATAACCCCCATATTTTGAATACAAATGTACAGGCCATAATTTTCTTTGAAAATGAAAATCAACAAAAACTCTAAGTTCAAATGAAATTTTCATAACTGTTTCGGCAATTTCCTTAATTTTAACAGGATCATATTCTCCTATAATAGCAAGGTCAATATCCCAAGATACCCACTCTTCTAATAAACCACCAACTACATATAGCTGATATTCTGATATATATTTTGATTCCGATAAACTCCTATCTATTAATGTTTTAAATAGAGGGTGTTCGGGACCACCTATACCATACCAACCAACTTCTTTAAGGTTATGATACTCAATAGTACCTTCCCATACTTCAGTTCTTAAATCAGGATTCATTAACATGGTTTTTTAAATAACCATCTAATAAAGTAAATGAATTACGTAACCATGAATCTACGTTTGAAAATGCAGTATATAATTTGTCATACATAAACATCTTCTTAAATTCTGGCACATCCAAAGTTGCCTCTTGTTCATCCATAATCTCCCTAACCTTAGATTTGATTGAAGATGAGATTTCAGGATCTTTAAGTTGCATTAGATTGTAATTCATTTCGAGAGTTGTTACATTCTCAATCAACTTTTGTGATAGTTTATCATCACACTCAGTTTTGATTTTAGATATGAATGTGTCCATTTCAAGAACCTCATCATTTAGGAATGTCATCTTATTAAGAATGGTTTTAGGACCAACACCACGGACACCCTCAATGTTATCAGATTTATCACCCTCAATCATACGATAAAATACAAGATTTTGTGGTTTAACACCATAATCCTTCATTACAAGTTCTTCATCATACATTTTCTTCTTAGTTGGAGCGTATACCTTGATTCGGTGATTTACCAATTGTAAAAAGTCTTTGTCTGATGAGATGATTGTAACATTTTTCTTAAAGTAGTGATTTGCGAGATATGCCATGATATCATCAGCTTCTACATAATCAATATAGGTAAGAGAGATAGGTAAGACTTGGAGATACTCAATCAATCGTGTGAATTGATTTCTCATCGATACTTGTTGGTCCTCCAAATCTTCGTATCCAGCCAATCTATTGATTTTAGTCAGACCAGTACGACCTTCCTTATAACCTTTATACATTGACTTTCTACGATTAGACCCACCTTTACCATCAAACACGATAACGACACGTGTAGGTTTCAATCTTCGGATGGTTGCAGCGGTGGACAGAAGGAATCCTGTCACACCACCACAATGTTCTCCATCATCATTCAACGCAGGTACTGCCCCAAATACTCTGATAAATTGATTTAATCCATCTATGATTAGAACGTTATCATTTAGACTTTCGTCTTTAACTTCACTATGTTCTTTACTCACCTCATTGAGGAGTTCTGCGTATCTACTATGCATCGAAATCTTCTACTTCTACGTTATCTATATTTGCCTCTTCACTTGATTTTTTGTAAGACATAATATATGCATTACAAATTTGAGAATAAATTGACTCTTTTAGTTCGGGTCTCTCTTGTAGGAGGTCTTCGAAATTCTTGGCTTGGAACTTAATCTCCTCACCAGTCTCTTTATCCGCGTAAGTGTACCAAGCACCACTTTGGTCAATCAGTTTATAACTCTTCATCATTTGTAACCAAGAACCATAATTATCGATACCCCTATCAAAGTAAATATCGTAATCTACCGAACGAAGCGGTGGCCCCATTCTATTCTTAACTACTTGAGCACGAGTCTTAATACCAACCACTTGGTCTACACCACCTACTTTGGATTTTAACTGACCCATTTGTTTCAGTCTCAATCTACACGATGAGTGGAAAGCAATTGCCTTACCACCACTCGTTGTCCAAGGGTCACCAAATGATACACCTAAACGCGTTCTCAATTGATTGGTGAAGATTAGTGAAATTCGTTCTCGTCCAATAAGATTAGTTACCTTTCTCATTGCCTTCGAGATAATGATGGCTTTTTGAGTTGCGTAACCAGCTTGGTCGTAATCAGCTGATATCTCAACTTTAGTAGATGCACCTGCTACGGAGTCAACTACGATTGTAACCAATTTCTTCTTATCAGAAGAACGTACTGATTCAATAATTGAATCAATTGCTTCAAAGATGTCTTCCACTGTTTCTAATGGAACATATAACATCTTTTTGACATCAACACCAATTGCTTCTAAGAACTCTTGATTCATTGCGTTCTCGGTATCTATATAGACTCCAAGACCACCTTTCTTCTGAGTGTCTGCAATTGAATGAGCTGCCAATAGTGATTTACCACTACCTTCTAATCCTGTAATCTCAGTAATACGACCTACTGGTAATCCACCATTTGGTCGGTTTGAGATTGCTAAATCCAACATAGGGGAGCCAGTCGATACCCACTCATCTAAGTCGGTAGGAGTTGTCTCCGCCCCATCCAAGAAGAAAGCCACCTTATTGGCGGACTTAAACTTCTTGTTTAGGTTGGTAGCGAGGATGGAAGATAGTTCATCACGTGAACTTGCCTTCTTCTTAGCCATATTAATTAGTCGTTAAATAAATCGTCAAATGCATCTTTTACATTAGATGCGGGAGAAGTTGATTGAGTTGGTTGAGATGTTTCAGCAACTGGTTGTTCTTTCGTATCTGATACTTCACCAGTTTCTAACCATTCTTTCAACATACCTTCCATTTCTTCATATGTTACTTTTTTGAACATACCTGGAAGTTCAATCTGCTCTTTAGATGATTCAACAATGTTTGAATCCTCAGAGATTGGAGTTGTGTTTGGTTTTACACGGATGTAGGTCTCAGGATAAGACTTACCAAGTTCAGCAGCAGTTTTGAATTCTACTGTTACATCACGACCATTTACTGGATCGGTCAAATCACCATAATCAGGGTCTGCGAAGAACCCTAATAGTTCTTGGTAAACGTTTTTACCAAATCCCCAAAACTTAACACCTTCAGACTCTTCACCACGAACCAATACTGGTACGTATGTTCTCATCTTAGGAGTTAATTTACGAGACAATTGGTAATCATCACGATTTCCAGTTGCTTTCAACTTTTCAGCGAATTCCAATAAAGGGTCAGCCTCACCAAATGAACTTGGAGAGATGATGTTTTTACCACCAAAACCAAAGTGGAAGTAAAGTTCAATAAACGGATTCGAAGCGTTGTGGGTGTAAGGTAAAATACGGATTTGTTGTTTACCTGGTTGTGGTTTCCAAAGATTATCAGTCTTTGTTACTTTTGTTTGAAGCGTGTTCAAACGATTGCGGATTGCATTTAAATCAATAGCCATAATACTACTCTTTTTAATTATTAATTGTTAACTATGTCACTAATATACAACATTTGGGTGACAAAACCAAATGTATTCTAAAATATTTTATTTTTTATTTTGTTGTTGTACTTTCGTACTCATATAAATATGGCGCTGGAGTTAATTAACGTCAATAATTCGGAATAAACTCGTCTTCATTACCTTAAAGCCATCACCATCTGTAAGTATAAGTGAATTCCTATATTTGTTCCAATCTACTTGATACGATTTATCTAAATACCCACCATTTTCAGATGTTATTAATGTATTCAGTGAATTTATTGTGTACATGGTATTCGATTCCTTCTTTCTATGTACCATAATCGTAGCTGGTAAAAATTTAACACCATTTGGTACTATATTATAACTTATTACCAACTCATTTGATGGTTTTAATTTTAGAACAAATATCTTACGGCTAAATATTTCATATGCCGATAATATATGTTTTACCATATCTTCGAATTCACTCTCAGTTGAAAATGTACATAATAATTGTGTTCTCACTCATTATCTCCTACTTAGATTTGAAACACTTTTGTATTTCACTACTATATGTAAATGTATTGTTAGTCTTCCCAGTAGCACCTGCTTTAGAACGGTAGGACTTCTTACCTATTTCCAGTTGCTTACCTTTGGAATCTATGGCGTAAACGAATACAGTCTTACCAGTAACATTACCTTCTTTATCTTTTACGATTTCATCAACTTCATTAAGTCTGAATTTTTGTTTAAATTCGGTACTACTACCAACACCCATACAGCCTCTAAGCTTTTCACCATTTACTTGAGCACCACCCATATTGACATCGAGAGATGAACCTACCATAGATGATGGGTCACCTTCTTTGTAATCCTTTGGTGGGTAGTCCATCAATGTGAGATGAAATCCCCTAATAGTCTCCTCAGCCTCCATTAACCTACCCAATGGAACAGCAACACCATCTACGTCAGTAGAACCTTGTGAGTTTAGTTGTTGTATACGTTCTCTTTGAAGATTTACAACCTGCTCCCTCTCATCAGAAATTAATTTTTTAACATCAATACCTTCAACAGATGAATCTTTAGATTGTAAAGCGAGGCCTACTTTAGTGATTACCTTAATCTCATTACTTTTACCATTACCATCAGCTACTAATCTACGAATAGCATTGTACTTGTCTTCCGTAGAAAGTGAATCTGAGGTGGCTCCATCTGAAAGGTAATTTTGAAATTGTTTTTTAGGCTTACCATCTTTACCAAAAATTGCAACTTCTATATTTTTCTTCAAAGTACCAGTATCCTTTTCGATGATATCTACTTGAGCTTCAACTGGAAGTTCTGATAATCTACCAGCAATCTTAGCCGTTTGGCTATTATAACTGCCTTCAATGGAAGACATTTTATCAGAGTATTCATCGACTAATGCCTTTGCCTTAGTCTTTTGTTCATCAGATAACCCATCAAGTTTATCAATGGATGATTTATAATTTTCACCCTCCTGAGCTAGGGTAGAGTTATCTTGGATATCTGCGGTGGATGTTTTGTCTGAGTGGAATTGTATAAGTAAATTACCAGACTTATCCTTAGCAAACGTAGCAGTATCGGATGGGTTCATACCACCACCACCGGCTTTTACAAAAGCAACAGCATCTTCTTTACCAACCTCAGTACCATTGGGTAAAATTACCTTATTAGCGCCATTAATTGCTAACACCTGCGCATCTATGGATTCTGCTGCTCCATAATAAGTGTCTATCTTATCAATACTACCAAAGTTACCTTTAGATTGTAGTTCGGATACTCTATTTTGAGTCGTATCGTATTTGGTTTTAGCTGACCGTGCTGATATCACACATTTTGAGTATAGTTTGTCATTTTCAACGTCACTTGGTATACTACCAACTCCGGATGACCTACTTTGCTCTTTACCAAGTGCGGTTTCTTTGTATTGGTCATACATTTTACGAGCCAACTCTTCTTCGGTCATATTTGGGTTCTCGTTCAGCATATGAATACCTTCACCAGATGCGATTTCGTTAAAAGCAGAACCAGGAGAACCAGGAGCCGGCCTTTTACCAGTACCTTTCTGATATCCTGAGAATCCGTATTTGAACATATTGTTCTTTACGTCAGTATCACCCTTTCCAGCAGTACCATATACGCTGTCGGTGATTTTTGGTGATGGTTCGTTTGTAGAATCGGATTCGTTATCATCGGTATTAGCTTGAGCATCTTTTTCTATCTGAGTCATCATACCAATTTGGTCGGATTTTGAAAACTTACCATCGTCTTCTTTTTCTTCCGGCGTATCATTGGTATTTCTGAGGGTATCTGCTGCTTTGTATTGAGGGGATTCTTTATCGGATGATATCGCAGTTTTATAAGTCGTGGTTTTCTTTTCACCATCCTTATTCTTATAAGTTACTTCAGTATCAGGATCGACTTTATCATCTTTAGCTTCTAATAAGTTGATAAGTAACTCTTCTGCAATAGATTCACCTAATATGTCTGAAACTACTTTGTATGTAGCTTTCAGTGACTCTTTGGTATGTATACCTTCATTTAAGGATACACCCACTTCGTTCCACACTTTTTTTGCTATGTAATTGATAAGTTTCTTCATAAACATAAATATCTAAAGATTGACCTTAACCATATCTTTGTAATTATCTCCAATTTCAATGTCAGTTGGAAACCCACCGGACTCCATAACTTTTTTTATTTCTAAAATATATTCAATACCATCATCAGAATCCACATCAAACAATATTGAGTCATATGTGTATAATATAGGTAGTGATTTTTGAGAGCTTTTCATATTAGAGAGTTTCTCCAATATAAGTATGTTTCTTTCAGTCTCAACCGATTGTAAGATGTAATTAAATAACTTATTTTTATTGAGTGAGTCGATTATTTCTATTTTCCGGCTCATAATTGGGGTAAATGTGAGTCGATTACGTAAAAAGTCATTCCAAAGTGACTCTATATACTCTGAGGTCTTACTAAAGAATGGAATGTGTTTGTATTCATCTTGGACACCCCCATATAATTGTCTAAACGTGATTGCTTTTGCATCTTTGAGGTCTGCTCCATATTGGTCTGCTAACCACTTATGTGCTTTGATGTCTAATGGTATGTCTACACCTATCAATTTAGCAATCAAACGAATGTGGTATCCATCAAAATCTAACTGATACAACTTACCACCCTCAAATCGTGATATGAACCTCTTACGAACATCACCATCTTTTGGAAGTGCTGCATAGTTAATACCACCAAAGGTGTTTGATGGTCGAGATGTGGTAGTGAACATATTATATTGACTATACTCCATACCACCTTGTGTATACAACCCACTTCTCTCTATCCAATTAAGACATTTAGGATACAACTTACTAAATTTACTTGAGGTCGGATTTTGAGACCACATAACTTTCCAATCTTGGAATTGTTCATAGTGTTTCCAAATTGGAATGAGGTCATTTGCTTTGGGAGCTTTACGTCTTCTAAAGATTGTATATATAGGTCGTTCTTCTACATCGAAATCCTTCGCCTGATGGAATAACTCCATTTCAAGGTCGGACATTGTAGGTAGGTAGTCGTAATGGTGTAAGAACTCTTTTAAACCAACCACACATACCTCTTCGAATTGACTGAAGTCTATTGGGTCAGTTACATAACCTGCGTCTATATTATTGTAGTTTACAAAAATGTCAATATCACCATCAGATATCAAAATAGACGATATACGGGAAAGATGAGGGTGTTTCACCAAACTTGTTAGAATGGGAAACACCAACACCTTACTTGACAGGGCAGAGATGCGTTTATGTAATCGTTCGTTTGTATCTACTATCTTCACAAAGACTAATATACGAAATTATTCGTTAGTATCCAAACTTTTTTGAACATCGTGTTGAACCTAAGTCGTAATGGTTTGGATTTTTACCCTTACCAATCAACATCTTTTTGCGAAGTTCCACCATGGTCTCCCACTCTTGGGAATTTAACCCCTCCCATTGAAGTTTGTTGGCCATTTGTAACCATTGTTCTTTTTCTACGTGTGTCATATCCTAACGATAAAGGGTTACTACACTACCGAAGTAGTGGTCAAATACTTTGATTAAGTTTTCATAGTCACCATTCTTCATTTCATTCAAAATGAAACTCTCATTGAAATCGAGTTGGCGAGCCAGTTTCTTAGCAGTCCCAAGAAGGAAAAATGCGTTACCTTGAGGACCTGTTAGGTCAATTGTGATACCTTGACTTTGTGGTTTCTGAACTATCATATCTTACTTGTTTACTTCAATCATATTCATAGGAACTGTGTAAGTCCCATACCCATTCAACACTTTTAGAACGGCCTTAGTTCGGTTGATTTTCTCAACTCGGAGTTGTTTACCCTTTAACTTAGGGTGATTAACACTCACATTAGCACCAATGTAAAGTTCTTCTTTGACGTTAAGTGCATTTTCACTTTTCTTAATCTTAATCACTTCAACTACTTTGTTGTTTAACACTCGTAGTTGTTCGATACTCAACTGATTTAATTCTTGATAGGTCATAATTTTTATTTTTTATTTTTTATTATCGTGGTAACATCCCCACATCAACAGTACTAATATAGTGATTAATATTGAAATCACCAAACTTTTAATGTTAAGAAATTGTTAAAGTTTAGTAACCTATGAATTCAAGTTCAACTGAAGGAACTATACCTTTTGTTACTCCATAGGGGTACTCTTCGTTTAACCAATAGTTTTCAACCATCCCTAACTCTCTAAGAGACTCATTGTAGATGTCTTCCATCTCAAACCCAATACCATATCCACTTGGACAAATCACGGAAGCAACGTCTCTTAGAAGTTCCTCGTTTTCAGTTTTCATAGCATTGTTCAAAGCCAACCTCAACTCAGCTTTCATCAAGTCGGATACTTTCTCATTGTGGTTGTACATTTCGGCATTCCATGGTTTCGTGATTTCGATACCATATTTAATTTCTTTTACTTTCATAACTTATCTATCTTTTACATAGTAAAGATACGAAAATTATTTGGATATACCAAATTTTAATGTTAAGAAATTGTTATTATTTTAAGAATTCTGAATAGTTAGTGATGTAGTTTGAAAGTCCTTTTATGGTTTCATTACCTAACTCTATCTGCTTGCGATTTACAAAGTCAGCGTTGTCTACCAATTTCCATCTAACTTCTGTTTTTTTATAGAACTCGGTACTAATAGTAGAATAAACATCTTTATTAACTTCAGTGATTATATCATTAAAATGACGTTTTACAAAATAACGAATAAAGTAACCATTTACATAATCCGATTCTATTGGTGTTGAAATACCATACACAGCAAAGTTGAAACTAACATCAAGCTTATTTAGAGAATCGTATTTAAATTTTTCAGAATTATCTATAAGTGATAGGTCAACATACTTTATTAATTTTTCAGATACACCTTTTAAGTAAACTCCTTTAGTAAAGACCTCACCAGTACTATATGTATGGTAATCACCAACATATTCAGTACCATCAGGCGACATCCACTCCTTACCTTGAGTGTAAAGTCCGTTTTGAATTTGACCTTTGGGATAATATACTTTTAATCGTTTGGCCATTATTGAGCATCCAATTTTAAGAATCCAGTAAAGCTTGTTTCCCAATTACCTTGTCCATCAAAGCTATGTTCCATTTTACCTACACAAAAATATTTACCTGCGCCGATGTATTTTGCAGGTAACCCATCGAAACTAAATGTATCACCAATATTTGTACCCCATACACCATAACAAGTTACAGATAAGTCAATCATGTATCTGTAACCGGTATCAGTACCAGTTGGAGCTGGTTTATTACTTATGTATGACTTCATAATATCTTTAAGGCCTTGAGAACGTTCCGCTGATAACCCTGTACCTAATTCTTCTTTTTTCTTTTGAATGTCATCCAATGTTATTTGTACAGGTGGTGCTGTTGTTTCAAGATTGGGACCACAATCGTTATATAGATTATCAAACGCGCCTTTAGGTATCTCCCCCCCACGATTTGATACCAATGCTGCTGCGGCCATGTCAGAATCCATATTTGATGATAAGTTGACTGATTTTAAAACAGAACCTAAGTCGTGAGTTTTAAACGTATAAGCGGCACTGATACCCTTTTGGTGTTCTGCTCTTTCATTTACTATTAAAAATTTATTAGAGTTCTTAAACCCATCATTGTATATTGTTAATGGATATAACCCACCAGTTAAATCTTTAATTGTTGCGCACAAAACTCTTAGAAAATTATTTACACTACTCTCACCCTTTGCATCTTTATCTTCCTTTGCTCTTTCAACCAATCGGTCTATGGTAGTGTTTATCAAATCCAACGATATCAACATATCTTTTGCATTACCATCAAAGCCAGTTCCGGTTGCTAAATTATTTTTAATACCATCATTGAAGGTTGTAGCCGCGGTTTCACCATAAGTTGCCATATCACCATCTAATAATAATTTCGATGGGTCAGCTGACGCAAATTGTGGTATGAATTTTCCTTTTGCATCTCCAAACCCCCATTTGAATCCACTATTAGAATGTGCGGTATTGATGACATCAATCAATTCACTAAATTTTACGTATTTAACAAACATATCATCAAAGTCTACGTTTACCATCCCCAATATTTTAAAATCTGCGCCAGATTTTGTTTGTATATTAGCTACGGCATACCCACCACTAAGTTTTGCTTCACCATCCGGTACAAAGTCCTTGGTGCCACCCTTTTGTATGACACTCGACTCCTCATACTCTGGAAAGGCAGTTATAAATCTATTGTTTAATTCACTTGGAATGTTAAATGCCGTGATATCGTTATCTTCTTCATCTTTAATTGTAGTACCTGTTCCGGCTAATGTTTGGTCCATGGCTAAAACAGCAGAGAATCTATTTTTACCAGTTAGTTTCAGATTACATGAGTAAACGCCACTTGCATCCATTGAAAATCCAAAGTTATATACGTTTGCCTTCATTGTTGACCCAAGACCTAGCTCCTTGTACCCAAATGATAAAGTAACACCATTACCTACTCGGAAAAATGCCGATTCATATGTTGCGAATTGACTTTTTGAATAACACTTGAATGATACATCAATATCAAATAGAGCGGAATCTGAAACATCGTTCGCCCCATCATTGTTTATTCTAACAGATTCTAATAATGGTTTAGCTGGCACATCACGTGAACCATCTCTACTTATTAAAGAATTATACTTTTCAGAAGAATTTAGTGGGTTATCACCAAGGGTTACACCAGAAGCAGGAGAACATAAACCTGCATTGTTAGTACCATTGGTTTGTATACTAATATACGCGTATTTTCCATAATTCCATATTTTCGAATTATCATCTGCATTTGGATTTTTTATATATTCGGATATTTTACCTAAATTACCACTTGCGCCGAAACTTGCTCTTGAAAATACTCCCATAACTATTAACTATTTAATTGGTTGTACGTATTTACTATTTGTTCTATACTTTGTGGTATTCTTAATTGTTTACCAATTGGTACTACAAAATCACCATTACCAATATTATTTGCTCTTGCTATAATCCACCAATACGATGATTTATTATAATACTTATAAGCTAACGTATCCAATCTATCACCTACCATACCTATTATGTATATATCACTATTTTGTGGTTCTATAATAGGTAATTTTACAGTAGACTTAAATCTACGGCCGGTTTTATCTTTACGGAGTTCTATGTCATCATATCTATTCATAGTTTAAACTAAATTTATTGCTGTACCCTGCCCAAGGTCATCTCCGGAAGATAATGGAGCAGAAGGACCATCAAGTGGTGGTACAAAGTCGTATAAGTTAGGAGTACTGTTTTCACTGTGAACTGCGTCACCTACTAATGTGAGTCCAACTGAAACGTCTACAAATCTTGGGATGGTTATATCTTTTCTAATGTCCCAAGATACTTCATCGGACATTGTATACGATAGTGATGTTAACAACGAATTGTGATTTTTCCATAAATCACCCAATGTAAAACTAAGAACTCTTCCACGATAACCAGTACTACTCCCATAAAATGGCATTGCGAAGGTTGCTAATTGTTTTAACTTTTCCCACATTGGGACTAATTCCGCTTTCGAGTACGCCATTACTTTAAAATTAAATGATAATGTTCTTTCGAATTCAGTCATCATATAAGCTTTATCAGCTCTACCATTTGGCTTTTCACCATTCCACGATGGTGAGAATGTTTCGGTAATTCCACTAACAGTTCCTCTAAATTGACATAGATTACTACTATTGGTTTTAAATACCAGCTTAACGATATCATCTAATTCAGCATCACCTACGTTTGCCGTACCAATCGTATCAAGTCGGGTCTCTGATAAACGTTCTGCATTTGTTTTGAAGGTTTGTCCGAGGCCGTATTTTGTTATTAGATTATTTGCGGTATAATCATCACCAGCTACCGTGGCAGAATCAATATTATAATTACTATCTTTTAGATTTCTAAAATCACCTTTGTAATCTGATGGATTGTCACCATTTGCTATTTTAGCTATCGTACCATATGATACTGCTTCGTAATCTTTTATATCATTACCAGGACCTTTAGTTTTACCATCAGATTTATACAATCCTCTTTTTTCAAATACATCATCGATTGGAATTGGTGAGGCTTCTTGGGTTTGTTTAGCTAATGTGGTTTTAGTACCATCATCATTTGCTCTAAGACTATCATTTATTTGGAATTCATAACGCTTTTTAGCAAAAAGAATCGGATTATCTTTTTTCGTTTTAGCATATGGTGAAGTCGGTCCTATTGAGAATCGATTGTCTATTCCGATATATGCGGTTGTATTACCATATCGTGTACCACTATTGTCAAATGTATTAATGAATCGATTTGTTATACTTGCACCAATTCCATAAATTGAATCAAATCCACCTTTAAGGTCTGTCCTCAATGGAAATACATCGTTACGAATACCTTTTAATCGGAAAAGGGTATACAAAGTTCTTAATGGGCTTACATTTATTGAAGCATTGGGATTATATTTCCAACCCTGTTTACCTAATGGGATTAAGTCAGGTCTATCAAATTTTAAACCTAAATGTTGCCCTGCCAAACTTGCTAAAAGATTTACAGGTGTCCAAGTCTTACCATATTTCTGACTACGTTGTAATCCAATTTGTCGTACACCCCATAATAATCCTTTTGCTGATAAGAAGAATGACCCAATCCTTGCGACATCTACCAATGCTCGTGTAGTAGATGCTACAATACCACCTCTAATTAGACCATCATCTATACCAAGACCAAAGTCCCAAAATTGAGGTTCACCTTTTGATATTTTTTTACGTTGTATACCGCGGAGTATGTAAGGTGCTTTTATTATGTTTAATGAGTTTGGTGAATCATCTTTAAGATTAAATTTGTGATACATCTTATCTAAAAATGATGGTGAATTACGTTGCTCCATCATATCACCAATACTTTTATATACATCAGAGTATCGATTCCCATCAGGAGTGTATTTTTGAGTATCACCAGTTACACCACCAGTTCTAAATTGACCATAACCTGCTTCAAAAGACAATCCAGGATTTATTTTTTGGAAATCAGAATATTGTGACAACTCTACTACAAATTCCGTTTTTTTAGATTCTTCGTTTGTTGTAAATCCGGTTTTAAAGTTAGAGAACTTTGAAGAGTTTTGGTTAAACTCTTTAGGAGATGTAATTCCTGTAAATTTACTATCATCCATACGATTAAACTCAGAAGTAAACCCCTTTGCATGAACATCGGTAATGTAGTTTACTTCAGTTGGTGTAGTTTCACCTAAGAACTTTTCACTCAAATTAAAATCAGCTGGCGTAGTCTCACCTAAGAACTTCTCTTCTGAGTTAAACTCAGTAGGAGTTGTCTCACCTAAGAACTTCTCTTCTAAGTTAAACTCAGTAGGAGTTGTTTCACCTAAGAACTTTTCAGTTAAACTAAATTCACTTGGCGTAGTCTCACCTAAGAAGTTTTGAATGAATCTGAATTCGGATGGGGTGGTTTCACCTTTGAACTTTTCCTCACCGGAGTAGTCTTGAGGAGTCGTTTGACCCTTAAATCTATCTCCTTGAGTAATATTTTCCGTTTTCGTTTCACCTTTAAATTTATCGCCTTGATTTACTTCTTGTGTTTCAGTTTGTCCTAAGTATCGTTCTTCCAACGACATTTTAGATGGGGCCGTTTCTCCCAAATAGTTTGATGAGTTATCAAACTTAGATGGGGTCGTTTCTCCCAAATAGTTTGATGAGTTATCAAACTTGTTTGGAGTTACACCTTGTTTAGGTGTAGTTGTATTTGATTTAGGAGCAGATGGGGACTTGTCCACAAGTTGAGACAATGGGGTCTGATTAGTAGACTTAGGGATATCCACTCTCTTCTTGTCAGAAAGTGGTTTCTCTGTTGGTCTTCTAAACTTAGACAAATCTGATTTTAAATCTTTTAATGCCATCCAATTATCCCATCTGCTTATTAAATGATTTATTCATTGATTGTTTCTTAGTAATTTCACTAATTACTCTACCATCTACTACAATTTGAAGAGGTTGGTTACCCATTGCAGCTGCCAGCCTGTCATAGTCAATACCACCACCGGCACTATCACCTGCTAATTTACCGGCCATTGCTGCTGGATTGGTAGTTGCCATAATAAAGTCTGCCGGATTGGTTTTGATTACATCACCACTTGGTGTAATTACACCATCATCTATGGAGTCGGATGCACCCTCGTCATATCCAGTGGATTTAGTGCCACCACCCCCAAATAGAGCACCAATCGTGTCACCAACCCATTGAAATGGTGCTACAACAAAGTCATAAATTGCCTGACCCATCATCTTAATACCCTCAATTGGGTCAGTAAATAATGTAATAAACCCTCTAAGAAGTTTGAATATCGCACCTACCATTTTGAACGAATTAATTATCGTTGGTAGAATCAGGTCAACCAAGTAACCAACAACTGGAAGAATAATAGCACCTGCTTCAGCAAGAGCTGCATTCATCTTATCCATTGCAGCACTCATCTTTTCTTGTTGAGATTGTTTCTCTCTATCAAGTATCATTTGCTTGGCCTTTTCATCAGATAGACCGGCACTCATTAGTTGTTCCTTACTTACATTGTCTAAGTTTTTAACACCCAACTTATTCATAACCATTTGCTGTTCATTCATCTTCAACATTTGGTCAACTGACATACCCATTGCATCTGCAATTGCCTTTTGTTGGATTCGTGACTTTTGACTCACATCACCAATCTCACTCATTTGTTTTGCTTGGAGTCGTAATACTTCACCTTGTTCACCTGCTAGTTGTGCTGCACGGATAGCAGTGTTATTGAGGTTAACACCAGTTAACACTCTTGCTTTCATCTCGGCTTGAAGTGAACTTTCCATATTAAGAAGATTATCTGCGGCATCCGATGATTCTTGTAATGTAGTACCCAATGCCTTCGCTTGAGTAACTGCCATAGCCATCTCTTTAACATTACCCTTGAATGTAGAACGCATTTCTAAAGATAAGTTGGATATGTCTTTTAGTACACCGGCAAAGTCGACTGAAGCACCTGTGAGTTCATTAAAACCACCAACTGTCGATGCTACTTCGGTTTGCATATCACGAACACTCATGCCAGATGCAGCTGACATCTTTTGGAAGTTTGCAGCCTCTTCACCAGACATACCCATATACTTAGTCAAGTGAATTTGGTCTTGTAACATTTTGGCGGAATATTGTGCAGTCATTCCTATGGACTCTGCGAGTTGTTTTTGAGACTCAATCAGACTCTTGGTATTAATATTCAAGTTACCACTCATAACAGACATATTATTAAAGTTGGTAACCATTTCTTTAGCTTGACTATTAGCAATACCCATCTCACGACTTAAATCAGCTACTTGTTGGTCAACTCCAAGTGCTTTTTTCAATAGAACCATTGCGGCTATAATAGGAAGAATAATCGGTAGGAGTGGTGAAATTGCGGCCCATAAACTTGCCCCAAATGATATTATAGATGGGATTGCTGACCTAAACGACATTGCAATTGCCTTACCAGCGGGAACTCCCGCAGCAGTTAACATTACGAATTGTTGGGTAATACCCTTCATAATACCACCCATTTGTTTTTTTAATCCACCAAAGTCCATTGTAGATGCTAATAATCCCCCAATGAGTGGGATATTTTTGATTTGACCTTCAAGACCATCTAACATACCATTTGCTTTGGTCTCAAGTTCACCTTGTAAGTCCCGCCTCCGTTCTTCAGTCTTGATTACATCCTTGAGTGTATCTACTTCTTCTTTTAAATTTCGACCATGTGTAGTTCTACCATCCACCAACTCTTTCATTGACGTTTCGTAGTCTTCTAATAATTCCCTTTGTTGCTCAAGATTATCAACCTCATCAACCATTCCACTTAGTAAGTTTTTTCTAAGCTTACCCAACTCCTTGGCATTTTCAATTTGGTCTTGCATTTTACGATTAAGTAGGTCGGCTTGGCTATTAAGGAAGTCATTGTCCTCCATAGCCTGCTTACGAGCCTTACTCTCTTCGTTTCTCTGCTTATTAGTCTTTGCCATTTGGGTTATCCAATATTACTTATTTAAAAGTATCTTTAGAGTTTTTGATGTGATTATCGATGTCTATTTTAAGTTGGCGTGACGCTTTAGCTAAATCGTTAAAGCTTTTATTGACAGCCGGGTCTTTTTGAGCCAACTTCTCCATACCTTTTAAAACTTTGCGAGCGACAAGTTTTTGTAAAAAATTCATATATCTCCTGTTGTTATCTTAATATAAATATCAAAGGGGAACTATTTTCGTGTTCCCCTTTGTGATTTATTTATAGATTCTGTATTTGCTTTTTTTTCAGCTTGTTTAAATTCTAAAATTTTACTGATGTAAAACTTACGGGCCCAAACTGGCATATTATACACATCGTTCCAAGTAAACCCACCATTTCCGTGATAAATTAAATCAAAAATATGTGAATGTAGTTGCTGTCTGTAATTAATCTTCAGGCCAAAAAAAGGTCACGTCCATAGGTAAGGACATAAACCTCCCTTCCCCAGTTTCCTCCGAAATGAATTCCCATTCTAAATCCATATCAGGAGAAACTTTTTTAATATATGTTCTAAGAGCTCTACTATCTTGAGCAAATAACTCATTATCTACAAAATTATCAATTATACGCTGGTCATAGTCACCATCTACTGATAAAATTGTTTGCTTTAGTCGGGTGGTTAGTTCAGAACTTGTTTCGTTTTTTAGTTTACGATTTTTCTTACGTTCTTCTTTGAGTATATGCTTTACTTTCCTATCCTTAGATTCGGTTGTAATCATAAATGTCAGTTTTCTCTTAGATTGTGGAAGTTCTAACTCGAATTCGTTTTTGTTTTGTTCTAATTGATGTGAACCATCATATTCTTTATTATCAAATTGAGTAAGGTCAATGATTTCATTTTGAGTATTATTACTAAACGGGTCATTTACTTCGACTTTATATTCTTTACCATACCCCAAGATTCGTGCTGCTATCATAATAGCATTTTTGTCACCCACTATTAGGTCTACATACTTAACAGGTGTTCCATCACCATTTGATACAATTAGAGATTGAAATAATCGGTCTAAAACCGAACCATCTTTGATATATGACTGAGTGGTTAGAATATCCTCTTCTCTAGCGGTCATGTACTTCATCTCTACTTTACCACTCGATAATGGATTGTCTTTAGAATAAACCAAACCACGAGATGGTAGTTCGATAATTTCGGTTGGAAACTTGTAATCACTTACTTGTTTCACCTCATGTGCTTTTTTTAATTGTTCAACTGCCTCTTCATTAGACATTTGATAGTCGTCTTGTAAATCTTTCATAACTTTTCCTTGTCATTCTATTGGTTAACCATATATAAGTATGTAACTCAGGCATTTATAATACAAAAACCCCCACCAATGGTGAGGGTTTCTAAAATTTTAAAAGTATAAAGTGATATTATCCACTTACTGCGTCAAATCTATAACCAGCGCCGTCTTCTATAAGTGCGTGTGTTCCACCCGCGTAAGACTCCGGTAATTGCATGTCAACTTCTACTTTTTCATAACCAGCAGCTGTACCATAATCTTCACCTGAAAGGTCACTGATTACATCACAAGTTACACCGGTTTCTGATTGTGTTACGTTTCCGTATGATGCGAATACGATTACTTTTGTAGACGCGTCTCTAATGATTGATAACATATATTCTCCTTTATTATTTGGTTAACCTTATATAAGTATTATTTTTAAATTAAAAAACCCCCACAATTACGTGAGGGTTTTCAGTTTTCATTTTACAATCAATATTTTAGTATTGTAGTATTGCGTAATCGTAAGTCAATGTCATTTCAACAGTAGCGATATCTTCACCACTATAATCCATGTCAGAGAAATTAGCAGATTGGATAAATGCTCCTTTTAGTGTCCACTCTTCTACTTTATCACCAACAGGACCCAAACTGTTAAATGTGATATCTTTTTTGTAGAAGTCAGAATAACCATCACGACCAGTTACCGATTCGTGGTGTAGTCTTACCCACTCCATAGTAGCTTGTGCAGCAGATGGTACTACTGGATCGTATAAAGTTACTGATAAGTCACTCCACTCAGAACGACCTTTTACATATCTACGGGTGTTGATATGGTCAATAGTCACCTTACCATTTGTAATTTCAGGTCTTGCAGCGGTTTTCACCAAGTATGCAGGAATTCCTTCAATATACATAATGAACCGATTTGACATCTTCGGTTCGAAGTTGGTGAACATAATTTCATTTGGGTCTAATAGCTGTGCCATTTATAATCTCCTATTATCTCTTTCTAATAAATAGTCTAATTCTACAATTATGCCTCAGGGAATGCAGCGCCAGTTGGAAGTATGTTGAAATCAAGAACAATGAATTCAGCAGTCTTCGTTGGTTGTAAGTAAATTTCCCCTACCATAATGTTTCTATCAATCACATCTGGAGTGTTGTTGGAATCATCCATTACCACTTTAAATGTGTATAAACCTTGTCTTTGTTGAATTGATTCTAAGTAAGGATTATCGATTGACAAGAATCTATTTCTTGTTGCAGCGGTGTTATTTTCAAATACCAAGTATCTTGTTGAAGATGCGATGTATTTCTTAACTGCGATTAACAATCTTCTTACATTGATTCTATCCAATGCTGATGGTTTAGCTTGTAATGTCTTTTGACCGAATACCGTAGCACCTTGTCCAGGGAACGTAGCGATTGGGTTAATACGGGCCGTATATAGTGTATCTCTCTCATCGTGAGTAAGACGTGTCTTAACTTCGATTACATTTGGAAGACCACCACGATTCAAACCAGCGGGAGCGTACCATTCAGCAGCAACCGAGTCATTGAATGCGATAACGCCTGGTAGAACAACACTTGGCGGAACCCATACTGGCTTGTTCTTATCAGTATCAAGGATTTTAACCCATGGGTGATAAGTTGCCACATAGTTTGAGTCGAATGAAGTCAATGAATTTTTAACAGTTGCAATAGAATCTTGATATGCACCAGCATCCATTACGTAGAAACAATCTAATCTATCTTCACACATATCTTTAGCGAATGTGGTTACTGAAGAGTGTAGTCTATTGATTACACCTGGAAGTACTACCATATTGATATCGAACTCATCTGGATTAGAGATTGAGTTGATAGCTTTTCTATATGCTAATGTACCAGCAGCGGTAGCTGATGACATATCCATACCTTGGTTGTTACCGGCAATAATATCCTTACCTACATTTACCACTCTATTTGGTTCGAATCCATCGAAACCACCTTGGAATGGAACTAAGAACTTCTTAGCATCTATATCAGATGATAATGTAATAGTAGACCCGTTTGAGTGACAATCTGCCAAATCAAAGTCATTACCTACTTTTTCAACATTTGAACCTGGAAGTGGTTGTAGGAAGTTTAAGTTGTCAGTTGACGTAAAGTCAAAATCATAACCAAAAAATACTCTCTTATTATATTCACCAGCGAGTGACTGAGATACATTATAAGTTGGAGAAGGTAGGTCGTAAGTTTCGTGTAATGGTGACGTTAATTTACCAAATCCAAATGGTACAAGTGTTGAGTCGATTGACCCAGCATCTACATCAGATGAAACTGATACTCTAATATGAGCGGATGCGTTAGGATAATCACCATTTGAAGTTAATTTACCATTATCATCAACTGTAATGTATTTGTCACCAATTACTCTCTTGATGTAGTTTGGTGAGTTAGGGTCAAGATTTACACCTTGAAATTCTTCTATAATATTTGGTCTTGTATCAGAATCTTGAACACTTTGGCCGAAAATTGAATTAGGAATCTTTCCAGTGTCTACTCTACGTACTACAACACTAAATGTACCATATTCAGAACCTGGCACCTCAGATGCAAGTTTGATATTACTAATACCTACTTTGAATTCGTAGTTAGTAGAGTTACCATGAGATAATGTATGGAATTTAATCAAGTTAGCAGCAGTTCCTGCTACCTTTTGTGATTTAATCCATGGAGTAGATGCTTCAGAATATGCGTTAGTATAGTCAACGTCCACTTTAACAAGTGATACGGTTGGTACTTCACCATCTTTAGCAAGCGATTCTGCTTGGAATGTTGAGAAGTTTAATTGAGTGTAAGCATCTTTAGATGACTTAGGAGAGTAACCATATAACTTAGTAATATAGTTTTCGTCTGCCGGGTCAAGTGATGCTGAATTAACATTTACATCATCACTACCACTTGTTACTGAACTACCACTTAGGGTTAGTAAGAATGCAGAAGCACTAACACCGGTAATGATACTGTCGTCAAAATCACCACTACCTAAAGTAGTAGTCGGATGTAGTAAAGCACCTACCTTTTGACCAGCTGATGAAGATACTACCAATGCGATTGGTTTTGCGGTATATCCATCTTTACCTAATACTCTTACGATAGTTGCAGTACCTGCTTCTTCTAAATACGATTGAGCGGTATACGGAAGATATGAATCCTCAGTAAGACCACCAAATTTTTGTTGGAATTCTTGAAATGATTCTACTTTCGTTGGTACGAAAGCAGGGCCCTTTATCGATTGTCCGATAAGTGCCGCACCTATCTCACCAATACCTTGTGGTAAAAATGAGAGGTCTTTTTCTCTTGTAAAAACTCCAGGACTTACAATTCTTTCAGCCATTTTCTTCTCCTAAAATATAAATTTCGGTTTTCCTTATTATAAATACATTAAAAAATAACTAAACGACTACTTATTTTGTAGGCGTGAACTCATTTTTGGAAATATCATAAGTCCCCTCACCATATTTCTCTTTTAATTCAACTGCTAGTTCCGTTTCTTGAGTACCTAATTGCTTATATTCAGATATAAGAGATTGTTTTTGTTGTTTTAACTCTTGAAATACAGTTTCTAACCCATTTATTTCTATCTCAACCTCACCAACTCTTGTATTAATAGTTAATACTTTTTGTTGTAATGTTTGAATTTTACTTACTTCGTCTTCAGTAAATTTAATAATTTGCTTTTCTTCCATAACTTGTTATATTTGTTGTATTATATAAATATGTAAAAATTATTGATTACCACTCGGTATTGTAGAATCATTTTCACCAGTTATATTAGTATTCCACAAAACCTTACCTATCGATATCTTACGTTTAGTATTATTTGAAATTCCGGCATATTCCGGCATTATATACGCTTTCGCTGTAAGACTGATATTGGCACGTGTAATTCTATCTTGTCCCATTTCAGATATGGTTTCAAATGAATACGACTCACCTTTTATTTGGAATTTATATCTATCACCAAAGGAACGTCCTTGGAAAAATACGATTTGTTCAACAATCTTATTGACTTGTTCCATATAATCACACCATACAACTACTTCATACTCTAAATTTACATAATCAGGTCTTTCAACCGACATATATTCTTTTTTAGGAGATTGACCAGTTAATATTGAGAATTGGTCGTATCTATTGGTCTTACTATACGTTCTCTCGAACATTTGATGAGCATCTTCGTTTTGTGCTACTTTTAATTTAGCTAAATCGGTGTTTATTGAAAGATTATTTCGTTTGAACGATATAACAGGTGTTAATAACATTCCGTTATCGTCTTTCATAAAACCATCACGTTGTGAACTTGCCCACTTCTCAGGAGAAGCATACATTACAGGTACGGGATAAAATCTACCATCATCTTCAACAGTAGGTTTAATATCTACCTCTAAAAAGTTCTTAAATGCAGTATCAACATCGTAAATACCAACAGAAACGTTTTTTACGTTGTCTTGGTCCCTACGTATCTGATTTGCCTTATTCAATTTCACATCTTCTGATGTTGAAGATTGTGTTTGAGTAAGGTTTGGTTTAGATTTGTCTTCGTTTCTATACTTTTGAGCCATTTTACAATCCTAATGGAACTTCATTATCATTTTGTCGTGAATTACCTTTATAAGTATCTACCAATTTGATAGAAGTTTGACGTGTAACGTGTGTATCACATATAATGGATACATTAAGACCTTGTGAATCACCGCCATCCCATGTTTGTGGGTTTTTACCAGCAACATATTGATACGAATATTGGGCATCGATTAAATGATACTCACCATTCCACTCAATAACGTCACCAACCTCTGGCACAAGTGCTTTTTCAACCAAAGTATCACGAAGAAATCTAAACTGAACTTCACGTGAGTATGATTGGCCGAAATCATCGGATATTTGACTTGACTGACCCCTCTCAATAATAGATGGTATTTTAATCGGCTGATTGAATACCTTATCTTTACCCTCACCATATAGATTTGACTTTGTATCAGTCAAGGCTACTTGGTAATAGTAGATTTCAGTATCAATAATGTCGTTGATAAGTTCTTTATTCACTTTATTGAATAGAGCCATATCTCGTTGTCCACCGAATAGTGCCATTTGGTTATCCTATAAAAATTGGTCTTGGTACTCTATTTAGAGTTTCTTCTAAATACTCCGATTCTTCTTTTCTCGCTTCCATCAATGCTCTACGAGATGTTGATTCCAACATTTCAGTCAATTGAGTCATCAATGCTTCTTTTTCAGCAGATGCTTCGTTACGAAGGTCAGACCCATCAAGTGTTACATCAGCACCCGGTATTGGTATAGAAGAAAACTTAGAACGAACTGCACCTAACATCTCTTTAGCCAATGCTAATGAGTATCTAGCAATCCATTGTTTACCTGATGAATTGATATTTGAGTATACTAATCTTCCAAATGGAGCGTTAGACAAATCACTCACTACGTTTGAGTTTGCTATTGGTGAATTTACCTCACTATCTAATGTATAATCAAAATACACCTTAGCGCCAGTATCACCACCACTTGGAATTGGATATAGTCTAATTCTCTGACCATCAACATGGAATCCATATGATGATTTACGAATCTTATCGTTGAATTCTATTGCTTGAAGTCTTAAAAGGTCATCAAACATTGGTTGCATCATAAAAGAAACACCTGGCGAGTAGTTACCCCACCCAAAGGTTTCCATCATTTGTTGTGAACCCATACCAGTACCTACGAATGGGTCAAAGTATCTAATGATTGCTGGTGGTTGTGTGTGGTATACTCTACGAAGCGTTACACCATTTGCAATTACACCATTTTCTAAGTTTACGTTATTATCATCACCAAGGTCATAAATTTGTTGACCTGCAACCATTTCAAATGAACCAGTATATACTGTTACTTTACCACCACTAAGTGCCTCAGTACCATAATCCTTAGCAATATTTACTAAGTTTTGCATATTAGCGTTCATATTTGTATTTGTCAAATCCAAATCCAAGTCAGAACCTTGAATAGATAACATATTCTCTTTTGCTCTATATTGGTTTACTTGAGATGAATACTCACTTACAGCTTCTTCGAGGCAAGCGAACATATTGATATCTTGTAATTCAATATCGATTATAGGGTAACCCAAACGTTTAGCACACCACTCAGCCACTTTGGGGGCATCTGATTGGAATTGTGTATCACTATCAAAATACCCAAATGGAGTTGATGAACCACTTGCGAATGAGCCTGAACCTGGCCAAATTGGAATGTTTACTGACATTTATGCTCCTAAATACTATTAGTCATTATATAAATAGTATGTAGGTTATCTTTCCGTATTTCTCATAAAGGAAACTATGATATATCTTTTACCTGACGATACCGCTCTTGCCCCATGTTTATGGGTTATATTTCCAGGATGTAAAGTTACATACCCTATATCATTTTTTAATAATTGTTTTTGTCGTCTGAACCATGTACCACCACCCTCATATTCAGTGAGGTTTGATAATTGTACTAAACACGTAATGTCAGACATATCATGGTGTATTGATAAATGACCTTGAGCATTTGGCGTGTATCTGGCTAAAAAGTTTTCTGATGTTAGGTTATCCCAACCCTTACCTTCCAATTCCCACATATGAATCGAAAGTGGCATGACATACTCTTTTAGAACATCCATATAAATGTCCTGCATTCCAATAGTTTCTAATATCATATCAGTGGTTGGATAATTTTCATGCCTATCAACTGTCCAAGCATCTGCATACTCAGCTTCTTCCCTAATCATTTTACAAAACTCAGGAGTAAATAATGGAAATGAGAATGTATTTGTAAATGGTTCATCTACAATCAAATCCCATTCTTTAGTTTTAGCTGAGTATGTTATGAATCGTTCTTTCCAAGAATGAGCGTTATCATAATATGTATACAATTCTGGATGTAGTTTATCAGGCATAACTTTAAACTCTATTGTATCTATCCATTTCTTATATATCTTTGGAAAGTCAAATTGCTTTACTTTATTTTTAGAATTATCTAATATTTTAGAAGATAGTGATGGTGAATTTTTCAACCTACCAATTTGTTGTATAAGTGAACTTTCTAAATCACTATCTTTTTTAGATGATGGTTCGATTATACCACACCCCTGTATTAGTGATAAAAGATTACCAGTATCAGTTGTTAATATCTTAACACCACCTTGCATCATTTCTAATGCCGTTATACAAAATGTCTCATCATACTTGGATGGGTACAGCCAATATTCGGATTTAGAAATCTCATTGTATAATTTTTTTGGAGATAACCCATCGTAAAATGTAACACCATCTAAATCATCTTTATACGAATCATACCACTCAAGTGCATATGGTGGTGAGGTTACTATCAATGTAGCGTCTGAGTACAACGCCTTTATCTTCGGCCACATTCTTAGTAGGGTTTTTAATCCTCTATCTGGAGCTGATGAGTATATAAATCTATTTGGTATCTTTTCGTTAGATATACCACTCCAATCTGATAAGTCTATACCATTTGGGATTACTAAGACTTTGTGTTCTAACTCAGGATATTTTTTTAAGAATATTTCCTTTTGGTAATTCGATACCAATACGATATTGGTCATTCTATCATCTAAGAAGAAATCATAACCATCGTTGTCTAATGTCATACCATTCCACCACGGATAGTATTCATTATTATGAATCCAAAAGTAAGATTTGTCGTATGTAATATTATGTTCAGCTAACTCTAATATATAATGAATATAGTTAGTACATATTACAATATCAAATTTATTATTTTTATATTTTTTGGAAAGTATCTCGTAATCTACATAGTCAACACCATCGATGTTGGCCGTGTCAACTTCACCAGTAACTACAACGTCATGGCCGTTTAACTTGAAGAAGTGTGCTAATTTGAGTACCATATACTCAGTGCCACCAGCACCTTCGTTAATCCAAGTATCTAATGACCATTTAGATTTTTGATAACCTGATACAAATAATACCTTCATATTTTATTTATTTAAATGGTTCACCACCCACCCACAATACAAAGGACTTTCGTGTACCTTTAGTTATAGGTGTTACTCTGTGTAGAAAGAATGATGGAAAAATAACAGCAGCTCCCTTTATACGTGGTGCTGTAATCCAACTACCACCAATATTAAATTGTAAATCACCACCCTCATATTCAGATGGGTCGGATAATTGAACAGTTACTGAGACCTTCCGTTGGTTTTGTATACCAATACCACAATCCATATGCCAGTCGTACTGACCACCACCACTATAATATTCGGTATATTGAATTTGCTCTCTCATTTGAGTTAATTCAAAGTCCCACATGGTTTTATTAGCGGTCTTAATCATATCAGACAACTTTTCGTATACCCAATACCACTCGTCTGATTGTGGACACCATTTAATTTTTGATTTTCTATAATCGGTGATTTTGGATTTAACATCTTGACCAGTTTGAGCGTCTACCCAATCCAAATTAGTTGTGAGGGATTCTATATCAACGAGTTCGGTAGTAGTAAACCCATCTTTAAACCAGTAGTAATTTGAGTAGTCTACAAAGCTACGTGAACTATCACTAAAATTAAAATTCTTTTCCATAACTAAACTTATTTACTATAAATATGAAAATTTATTTAATAAGATGAACCACTGAAGTAAGTTTCTACTACATAAAGAGGGTCACCACTTGAATAACCATATTCTTTGAATACCAACTTATCTAAAGACTCATCCCATTCAAAATATCCACCCGATAACTGGTTACCTTTATCACCAACACCACCTTGTTGACCTTTAGAACCAGTTTCACCAAGTGGTGAAGCGCCAGTCTGGCCTTTTTGACCCTCACCACCAGTATTGCCTTGTATACCTTTAGGACCTTGAGCACCTTTATGACCTTGAACACCTTTAGGACCTTGACCGCCAGTTTCACCTTTTTGACCTTTAGGTGATAATCCAATTATACCTTTTATACCTTTAGGACCTTGAATACCTTTAGAACCTTGAATACCTTTATCACCACTATCACCTGAAATACCTGATGGTCCTTGAGCACCCGTTTCACCTTTTTGACCTTTAGGTGATTCACCTACTGCACCTTCATCACCTACTCCACCTTGAACACCTTTAGGGCCTTGAACGCCTTTAGGACCTTGAACACCTTTAGGACCTTGACCGCCAGTTTCACCTTTTTGACCTTTAGGTGATAATCCAATTATACCTTTTATACCTTTAGGACCTTGAACACCTTTAGAACCTTGAATACCTTTATTTCCACTATCACCTGAAATACCCGATGGTCCTTGAGCACCCGTTTCACCTTTTTGACCTTTAGGTGATTCACCTACTGCACCTTCATCACCTACTCCACCTTGAACACCTTTAGGGCCTTGAACACCTTTAGGGCCTTGCGGGCCAGTATCTCCTTTAGGACCAGTAGCTCCTTTTTGACCAGGAGCAGATGAACCTTGTGGGCCAGTTATACCTTTAGGACCTTGGTCACCAAGTGGGCCTTGAGGGCCAGTATCTCCTTTAGGGCCAGTAGCTCCTTTTTGACCTGCTGGTGATGGACCATTTACACCTTTAGGACCTTGAACACCTTTAGGGCCTTGAACACCATCTTCACCTTGACCACCAACAGGACCTTGAAGGCCAGTAGCTCCCTTTTGACCAGCAGCACCTTTAGGTGATGCGCCTACGGCACCTTCATCACCTACTCCACCTTGAACACCTTTAGGACCTTGAACACCTTTATCACCATTGGCACCAGATGGTCCTTCAGCACCTTGTGGGCCAGTTGCACCTTTTTGGCCTGCAGGTGATGGACCAACTGCACCTTGTGGGCCTTGAACACCTTTAGGACCTTGATTTCCTGAATTACCTTGTGGGCCAGTATCTCCTTTAGAGCCAGTAGCACCAGTTTCACCTTTTTGACCTTTAGGTGATGCACCTACTGCACCTTCATCACCTTGTGGGCCTTGAACACCCTTGGGACCTTGAATACCTTTAGGGCCTTGAGGACCGGTGCCACCTTTAGGACCAGTAGCACCTTTTTGACCTGCTGGCGATGGTCCATTTACACCTTTAGGACCTTGAACACCTTTAGGGCCTTGTACACCTTTAGGACCTTGAACACCTTTAGGGCCGGTTGAGCCAGTAGCTCCCTTTTGACCAGCAGCACCTTTAGGTGATGCGCCTACGGCACCTTCATCACCTTGTGGGCCTTGAACACCTTTAGGACCTTGAACACCTTTATCACCATTGGCACCAGATGGTCCTTCAGCACCTTGTGGGCCAGTTGCACCTTTTTGGCCTGCAGGTGA